CTGAAAAAGAGCAAGGAGAGCTTCAGCAAGTATGTCAACAGATACTCAGATTTTTTCCCAAACCCTTAAAAGAATTTTATGCACGCACAGATAGATCCCAGATTCATCGCAGCTTTTCATGAAAAAAGTCAACCCATCCTAAGATACCTCAAACTCAAAAGAATAAAGAAGAAACGTGAAGCACATCAGACAATTTCAAGACTTTCTTCTGGAAAGTAGCGGAGACGAACTTCACACTAAGAGAGGCGTCTGGATCAAAATCGATCCTACCAAGCATCCTGACTTAGCTGAAGAGTTCTTCGAGCTGATTCACACTGCTTACCAGGAGATGGGAGGTCACCTGAAGGTCAAATCTCCAGAGGATGTCTTTTCGGATCCGGAATGGACTTACTGGAAAGGCATTGACATACACAGATCTCCTGATGTGGATTTGATCATCATCGGAAAGAACACACATTACGGTGTCAAGTATGTGGGTGTGGGCCATGACGGTTCTCGAGAAGCTAAGAAAGTTTACTTGGACGAGGAAAGCAAGGAACTTAAAAAGAAGGGTTTCTACATAGAAGCTTCCGGGAAGTTAGCTTCGATTCTCATCCAGAGATTCAACGTTCCAGTAGTCGATGATGAGAAAGAAGTCAGAAAAGTCATCGGAGATGTGGAATGGAAAGGAAAGCCTTCTGAATCCACTATGCCCGGTGACGGATGGTACGTCCGTACCATTGGCGGAAAGAAATCCGAAAAGATTCTCCTGGGAAGGCCCAAAGTTTGAACTTGCATCCAGAAAAGCATATAATCAATAGGTAGATATATAGAAAAATCGCAGCATAATGGCAGGCATTCAACACCTTTACGACATTTACAAGAAAGATCCGAAGTTTGTGGAAAAGCTTTTGGACTCTGAAGTTGAAGTCGAGGAAAAGTTAGACGGTTCCCGATTCGGCTTTGAAGTCAGAGGCGGAAACGAGATGAAATTTTTCAAGAGAAATGATTCAGTTCCCATCACAAGAATTGATAGGACTCTAGCAAAGTACTACGAAAAAGCTATCAATCATTTCGAGAGTTTCAACAACGAAAAACTTTCACAGATCCCAGAGGGTTGGAGATTCGGATTCGAATACTTCCCCAATCTTTCGCCTGTCAAGATAACTTACGATCGTATTCCTCTGAATCACTTGGTGCTAACTGACATCACAGTCAGAGATCCTCAGGGAAAAGTTCTGGAAATCGTAAACGATAAGAAGACTCTGGATGAATGGGCTTCCACGCTTGAATGTGAGGGTCCTCCCATCGTGTTCAGTGGTAAGCTGAACTCTGAGCAACGAGAAAAGATTCTCTCCTTTCTGCACACTCCAGCTGATGAGTTGGATAAGAAGTTCAGAACTGAGAAATTCTCTATCTTCTTCATCAAGACGCTGAATCCCGAAGTCGGAAAGACTTTCATGCAAAACTCACTGGACAAGGACATAGAAGCTCTAGTCTTTAAGTTTGATGGAAAGAATCCACTCAAGGTGATGAATCCAGTCTACAGAAACCAGAAAGAAGAGAAATCTCAGGAAGTCAAACCTTCGGACATATACAGCTTGACTCTAGTCTTTCTTCAGGAATTTTTTCAGGAGATGGATTTCAGCAAGATCAAGTTGAGAGGTAAGACTTTCGAGGAAAGGTACATTGAATTCATCTGCAAATCTTTCAACATGTTCTGCAAGTCACAGTACTACAAGAATAATTTTGAAGGAGAAGTGGATTTCGAGTTGCCAGTCTTTTTGACTAGAGAGGAAGCTAAGATCAACTACAAGTTCGTCACCAACGAGGAAACATTGCAACTTCTTCACTCCAGTTCCACTAACAGGGAGCTCTTCAAGATCATGTTGGCTTCCATGAGAACTCATAAGAAGAAAGCTTTTGGATTTTTTAAGAGAGAACTCATCTGGCATCATAACCAGCTTGTGGACAAGATAGCAGATTTCATCGACTCCGGAGTCAAGGAGAGCTTTCTGAGTTACGAAGAGTTCCGAGAAGTTTTTTTGGTCAATGAGCAGGATGAATCATGGGAAGAGTATGGAATCTCCTCTCTCAATGAAGTGGGATTTCCCAACTACGTGGATGTCAGAAAGCCTGAAAGAACTGCTCCAGCTTACCTGGAAGTTCTCAGAAATTGCGAAACTACTGCCAGCACCACTGCCGGAAAACTTTCCAACTGTTCTCTTGTGATCTGTGACACTGTTCCCTACCATGAAGGGATCCTGTCATCTCTGAAGGATGCCAAGCAACTGACAGGAAACAAGTCTATTCTATGCATGTCAGGACATCCTTTCAAGTCCATGGAGACTTTCAAGCAGATGACTCAGGATTTTCTCAAGAAACATGAGGATCTAGTTCATACTGTAGTAGTCGTCAAATTCCCAAATTACAAGGAGATCCAGAACGTTGCTAGAGAAAAGAACCTTTGCATAGATCACATCTGTTGCGATAAGAATCGTGCTAGCGATTTCAAGATACAGTCTGGAGATCCGGACATGAAGCACACCAATTCCAACGATAACCTCAGAGACATCGGTGCTCTGGAATGCTTAAAAGAAGGAGACATTAACAAGTTCAAGAAACTCTGTCTGCCTCTGACTCATAATCATTTCTACAAGCTAAAAAATGATCTGAACTGACGGTGAAAAGCATCCACACTTACGATCAGTTCTCCAGGATAGCAGAACAGCAGCTATTCGAGGATCTCAGATCTCAGAACCTGGAAGCTCTTCAGGATCTGATAGTCAACAAGATCACCTGCACTGTGGATTACAGAGGTGAATTTCCCAGTGACATTCTCAACGGTCTCAGAGTCATAGAACCCTACACTGCAGGTGTCAATGACAAAGGAATCACCTACGTTAGAGCTTGGCTGATCAGAGGCATCAGTAAATCCGGAAGAGTGGATCCCAGTGTAGTCCCAGGTTGGAGACTCTTCCGAGTGGATAGAATCAAATCCATCACTCCCACAGGACAAAAATTCACAGTTCCTCGAAAGGGATACAATGATCAGGACTCTGCGATGTCGGAGATTCTCTTCACAGCAGCATTCTAAATAAAAGAGAGAATCATGATCAAGAACTTCAAAGAATTCTTACTTGAAAAGGATGGAGAAATCTCTACACCTTCCACTCCTGATGCTTCTAACGTTCCCAAGACAACAACAGGAACACCCGATGCGCTTTCAGAGGATGCGAAGATTTCCAACATCTTTCAGGAAATAGACAGAAATTACAACAACTATCCCTCTCTCGGAGCACAGCATCTCTCTGACATTATAGTTCTGCAGGAGATCAGAAGTTGGGGAAACTTTCTGGAAAAAGCAAAGCTGGAGGAAGAAGTCACAGAACCTTGTAAGTTCTTCATCAAGTACGAAAAAGAAGCTGATGTCTACCAAGTTCAAGTCAATTTCGATATCACTTACGAAGGAGTGGAAAATTTTGACATTCCGGAGCCAGATTACGGTCACCAGAAACGAATGGGTGTCTCTCTGAAGAGTCTCTCTCTGAAGAGAATCAAAGTAAAATCTTCTTCCATCTCCTTCGATTCGGAAAATTTCAGCAAGGACTTGGGGAAAACAGTTCTCAGATTCCTTCTCAATATCTTCAAGCCTCAGTTCGATACGATCGGAGATGAAGCACTAATCATACGTCAACTGTGATGAAATACGTAAAACTTTTCGAGAATTACAGAAACGATCATAAGATCGGAGATCTCATAATAACTTCACCCGGACATGCTCTTGCGCACAGAAAGGATGATGGAGACAAACATATGCTTTTCACTTACAAGGGCCATCACCCTGATATGAGCTTAGCGACAGGTCCCTTCAAGATCACCGGAGAGACTCAAGACTGTTGGGTTCTCGATAATGGAAAATACTTGATCGACAAAAAAGAAGCTAGTGAATTCAGTTCCTCGAGAGGAAAGCACGAAAGCGATGAGAAGCGAAGAAAGGAAGATGAATCCAGAGAGAAAGAACTTAGAGATCGATTCATCTCCAGGATAACTCCTGGAACTATTTTGGTCTCCAAAGTTGACATTTTTAAGCAAAAACCCCAGGGTCCTGTTGGAACACAGCTGACAGATCGTTCATGGAAAGGTGATCTTTTCATCGAGAAAGGATCAAAGAAAAAGGTCACATCGATTAGCTCATTGGGAATTAAGATCTCAGGCTACGATGACTACATATCTTTTCTGAATGCATCTAAGTTCTTCAATTTGTCCGATATATAGAAAAACATCTAATAAAATGAAACACCTTTCAGATTACAGCAGTTTCTCCGGCACGGAGATCAAGGAAGCACTCAACGAAAGAGTTATGACTATCAATGACATCTCTGACACTTTCACTGTTTTCTACCATCAGCTCAATGATCTGAGTACTTCAGGAGCTTTGAAATCTCCTGAAGTGAAAAAACATCTTCAGGAAGCAATTGACCATTTGGACAAAGCATGGGAGATCCTCTGTGAGGAGCACGGTGTGGAATACGAAAAGATGAAAGTTAAAATTTAACCAGCATAAAATGCCTGCAGTTTCAATCAAACAACAACGCCTCTTCGCTATGGCTCTGGCCTGCAAGAGAGGTGAAATGAAAAATCCCTCTGCGAAAGTTAAGGAGTTAGCTGATTCCATGTCCGAGAAGGAACTGGAAAAGTATGCTAAGACTTCTCATGAAGACTTGCCAGAAAAAGTTAAGGAATCTCTGGACGAGTTCTTCAACGTTTACGTTGAGCTTGTTGAAGCTGAGCTTGGAGAAGATCTGGAAACTTACGATTTCGAAACACTGGACTTGGATGAAGGAAAAGCTCTAAAGATTGAGCAACCCGACGGAGGAAAACCTCTAGCTAACGCTAAAACTGATGATATCAAGAAAGTAGGAAACTTAGCGGATGCTAAACCTGAGAAACCGGCTACTAAATCTTTCCCTGATGGAAAGGATACAGTGAAAGATGGCAAGAACGAGATTCCAATGCCAGCGGGCAAGGAAACTCCATCTGATAAAACTGATACGACAGCTCATGATAACGTGGACAAAAAAGTTCCTCCAGTCGTAGATAACTCCAAGGACGAAAAGGATAAGAGTTGGGATAAAGGGTTCCCCGGAATGGAACCATCCAAGAAATCAGTGATGGGTAACATCTACACTCCACAGCTTCACAAGTTCCCAATGAGCACCAATTCCAAGAATGAGAGAAGAGTCTTCGATTTCGAACAGTTTCTCCAGAAGATCAACTATCACACTCATGACGAAGTTCTTCAGAAAGGACATGGCCAAAATCGTCAAGGGAAAGACTCAGCTGCTTGATCTCGGTAACATCATAAACAAAAAGAGGACTTTGATCCTCTTTTGTTGTCTCCAGTCTAGAGCTCCCTTTGATTCTTTAACTTGCCCCTTAAGGCCTTACACTGGGGGAATCTCTCCGATAATCATTGTATGCTAGGTTCCCAGATAGTTCGGAGACTTTATTTCTGTTTTTCCGAAGAACTCTTACGTATTTTTTCATACAAAGAATAAAGAAACACGCAAAATGCAAGAAACTACACAGAAGAATTTTCAATCATGTGCACATCTGGAAGTGGAAGATGTCTACTCGGAATCCAAGGATACTCTAGCAGATCTCTACAACTTACAGAAAGACATTCAGGAGAATGTTTACGGATACGATTTCCAAGCTATGAGGGAAGCTCCACTACCCCAGATGAGAGCTTTTTTCGATTGGAACTATCATGCTATTCAGGATGAGCTCAGAGAAACTTTCGATGCTCTGGGAGGAGTTAAAGATGGAATCGGAAATGCAGTCTGGAAGCCCTGGAAGAAAGCTTATCACGAGAAAGCTCCGAATATGACTTTCAACGATCTTTCCGATGAAGACAAGAAAGAACTTTGGATGGAGCTCATCGATATCCAGCACTTCCTTTTCAATCTCATGATTGCTACTGGGATGGATGCTTCGGATCTGATGAATCTCTACTTCTCAAAGAACAAAGAAAATAGAGCACGTCAACAAAGAGGATACTGATCATGGAAATCATCTGGATCATCTCATTTCTCTGCTTTCTGATTTTTCTGTCAACCACAGATGACATCATGATCAGATGGATCAAAAATAGAGACATGAGAAGAGCGATCCAGATTTTTCTTTCTATGTTCACGATTCTTCCCTATCCTCCAGTTTCTGTGATCATCATCATTCTCTGCAATGTTTTTCTCTGCAGTGAACCGCAATCCCTGATCACTTCCAGAAAATACACAAGAACTTTAAGGGCCACTAACTAAAAAATACATGATCTCCATAGAACAATTAGACGATCGTTTGAGAATTTCGCATTTCGGAAAGGACGGAAAAATTAAGTTCAAGGAAGTTCCCATTCCTCGCACTGAAAAATACAAATGGGAACCTGCAGGTTCCGAAAGACAGGATCCTTTCTTTCAATCTTGGGACGGTAAACCCGTGAAGAAAGTCAAATCTTACTGGTTGAATCGTTTCAGAATCGAGGAGTATCTGTACTCACTCGGTGAGGAATACATGAAAGACGTCTATGAGTTCAACAACCCTGAGATCTGGTTCTGTGATATTGAGGTGGAAGTTCTCGATGAATTTCCGGATCCAGCTCTAGCAAAGACTCCCGTCACAGCAGTAGCTCTAGTTTGCAAGGGACAGACTTACGTTCTCGGAACTAAGAAATTGGAACCTCAGCAGATCAGAAACATAGAGAAACGTTACACTGAGCACCTCAAGGAATACAACCCTAATCCTTCCTTTCAGTACTTTCACTTTCTCTCGGAAGCAGAGATGCTGATGACTCTTTTTGGAAAATGGTTCAAGGATGCGCCTCTGATCACCGGATGGAACTTCATCGGATTCGACTGGAAATATCTGATCAATCGATGCAAGAGATTGGGAGTGGATCCCTCCATCTGTGCATTGGACAAGAACAGAACTCTTCAGGGTGATGATCAGATCCCTATGCACAAGATCGTAGTCGACTACTTGGATCTCTACAAGAAATGGGATAGAGTGGTGAAGATCAAGGAAAACAACAAACTTGATACCGTTGCTAAAGCAGCTCTGGGAATCGAAAAGATCAAGTACAACGGATCTCTTCAGGATCTCTATAACAATGACTTTGAGACTTACGTTTTCTATAACGCAGTGGATACTTACTTGGTGTATCTCTTGGACAAGAAGATCAACACCATGCAAACATTTCTCATGTTAGCTAATGTGACTCGAGTGGAAGCTCTTCGAGCTTTTTCTCCGATCTGGATGACGGAATGCAACATGATTCGTGAATTCTACAAGAGAAAGAGAGTCATCGCGGAGACCAAAAAATCCAGCAAAGCACAATCTTTTGAAGGTGCTTATGTGAAAGATCCGAGAAAGGGATTGCACCAGTACTTAGCTACCTTTGACTTTGCATCTCTGTACCCATCCACCATGAGACAGTGGAACATTTCTCCGGAATCCTACAAAGGAAAGAACGTGGACATTCCTGAGAACTCTGGCTGGATAACTACTGCATCAGGAGCAGTCTTTGATAATTCTGAAGATTCTGTGATGAGAACCATCCTTGCTGACTTTTACGGTAAGAGAAAGGACTCTCAGAAGAAGTACAAGAACATCGAAACTGAGATAGATTTTTTGAACAAAGTTCTCCTGGAGAAGTAAATCATGAGTCCAGTGAGTTATATAGAATATACAATATATTTACTTGCAACACCCAAATGAAACTTTCTTCGAAGCTGAAGAAAGTTTTTGTAGCCTTGTCACTGATTATCGAAAGAATTAAATATTTAACTAAATGGAAAAAGAAACAAAAATTGAAAAGATCTTGCAAGACGACCCAACAAGGTTCGTGCTATTCCCCATCAAACATCATGACATCTGGCAAGCCTACAAAACCCATGAAGCAGCATTCTGGACTGCTGAGGAAATCGATCTAGCTCAGGACTTAACTGACTGGAGAGAGAAACTCACTGAAAACGAGAAGCACTACGTAAAGCATGTTCTAGCATTCTTTGCAGCTTCTGACGGTATAGTCAATGAAAATCTCGGAGTCAACTTCCTTCAGGAAGTTCAGTACGCCGAAGCCCGTTGCTTCTACGGATTTCAGATCATGGTTGAAAACATACACTCAGAAGTCTATTCGCTTCTGATCGATACATACATCACCGATCCTACCGAGAAGGACTATCTCTTCAACGCGATCGATACAGTTCCCGCAGTTAAACGCAAAGCAGAATGGGCATTGAAATGGATCAACAGCCCCAAATTCGTGGAGAGACTGGTCGCATTCGCTGCTGTGGAAGGTATCTTCTTCTCCGGAAGTTTCTGTTCAATTTTCTGGCTAAAGAAAAGAGGACTCATGCCCGGTCTATCATTTTCCAATGAGCTCATCTCAAGAGACGAAGGACTTCATACCGATTTTGCATGTCTACTCTACCGTAATCACATTGATCAGAAACTTTCACGTAAAAGGATCTTGGAAATTCTGGGTTCTGCTTTGGAAATAGAGAAGGAATTCATAACTGACGCCCTGCCGGTTAGGTTGATCGGCATGAATTCGGATCTGATGAAGCAGTACTTGGAATTTGTTACTGACAGGCTTCTCGTCTCACTCGGATACGAGAAGGAATATCATTCAAAGAATCCCTTTGATTTCATGGAAAACATTGCCCTGGAAGGTAAGACTAACTTCTTCGAGAAGAGAAATTCAGAGTATCAGAAAGCAGGAGTGTTGAATCGAAACGATAAAGATACAACATTTTCACTAGATGCTGATTTTTAACTGAAACACGTCATTCGAATAAGCTTGTTTCGATATATAAAACATGGAAAAACAAGAATGTTACGAATTCTTCCAGAAAAAGGGAAATTCTGGAATAAAACCTATCAGTTCATCTTTTAAAAAAAGATTCCCAGAATTATATGATGATCTTTTGTCGTACGAAGAAGATCATCATTGGGTAAAATTACTACCATTTAGTAGTAGACTTTATTGTTTCTTTAATGAATTAGAAGAATGGCCAAAATGCAAAAACTGCGAAAAACTTACAAAATTTAAACAGTTTTCCTTTGGATTTTTCGATTTCTGTTCAGTTAAATGTTCAGCTAACTATGAAGAAACCAGAAAGAAATGCGAGAAAACATGCACTGAAAAATATGGTCATAGAAATATTGCGCATGGCGTATTAAAAGAAAAAATTCAAGAGACATTTAAGACTAAATTTGGCGGCCATCCATTCCTATCGGAAGAAGTAAAAGATAAAATAAAAAAAATTGGCAAGAGCGATATGGTGGCCATCCATTTTCATCTAAGAAAGTAAGAGACAAAATAAAAGAGACATGGTTAAAAAAATATGGAGTGGATAATCCAATGAAGATTGAGGGTCTTCCAGAAAAGACACTTCAGACTAAGTATGAAAGGGGAATTTTCATAGACTGGAAAAAAAGACCAGAATTATTGGAAGATTTTTTTTGGTATAAGAGAGCTGTAAGTTATTTTACAGAAAGAAACTATAGAAAATATTTCTATGAAATAAATCCCAACAAATACAGAAGAAGCAAAAATGGTTGGCATCTAGACCATATTTATCCAATTGTTGAAGGTTGGAAAAATAAAATAGATCCCGTTCTTATATCAGATAAAAAGAATCTTCAAATGCTATGGTGCAAAGAAAACCAGGGAAAATCTGGGTGGACAAAGCTTAGTATCGAAGACTTTTATCAATTACTAAATGAGAGTAAATGAAAGCAGGAGTCATCAATAAGAATGACCAGGACACTTTTTCTTTCAACGAGGATTTCTAACTACATTCTAAAAACATTTTTATTCTAATATGCACGTTATCAAAAGAGACGGCTCAAAAGAGCTTGTAAAATACGACAAGATAACCACACGAATCAGGAAACAAACGTACGGTTTGGATTCCAATTTTGTGGATTCTTTCGAAGTTGCCCAGAAAGTCATCCAAGGAGTCTATGACGGAGTTTCTTCGGTCGAGCTTGACGATCTATCAGCGGAAACAGCTGCTTCCATGACTTCCTATCACCCTGACTACGCAATCTTAGCTAGTAGGATTGCAGTAACTTCTCTTCATAAGAGCACCAAGAAATCCTTCTCGGAAACTATCAAAGACCTCTACGAGTACATCGATAGTAAGACGGGGAAATCAGCATCCCTGATCGATCCTGAAGTTTTCAAGTACATTCAGGAAAATCACGAAGTCTTGGACAAAGCTATCAATTACGATAGAGATTTTAACTTTGATTACTTCGGTTACAAGACTCTGGAAAAATCTTATCTTCTGAAAATCGAAGGTAAAGTGGTGGAAAGACCCCAACATATGTGGATGAGAGTAGCTTGTGGAATCTGGTCAGGTAACCTGGAAGAGACTATCAAGACATACGAACTTCTTTCTAACGGTTACTTCACTCATGCTACTCCCACGCTTTTCAATTCCGGAACCAGGAGACCCCAACTCTCTTCCTGCTTTCTCCTGGATCTGAAAGAAGATTCCATAGAGGGAATCTTCGATACTCTGAAAAATGCTTCTCTGATCTCAAAGAACGCAGGAGGAATCGGAATTCATTGGCACAAGATGAGAGCTTCAGGTGCATACATCAAGGGCACTAACGGTGTTTCCAACGGCATCATCCCTTTTCTGAAGATCTTCAATGAGATGGCTCGAGCAGTGGATCAATGTTTCACTGAAGAAACAGAAATTGACACCACGGAAGGGTCAAAAAAGATATCAGAAATAAGCTCTGGAGACAAAGTATTAACTCACGATAATACTTATCAGGAAGTTTTAGAACGTAAGGAATATAGTTACACTGGAGAGTTGATTGTTCTAAAAATAAACGGTAAAACTATAAGAGTGACTCCGGAGCATTTATTTTTAGTCAAACGAAAAAATGAAGAAATAGACTGGATAGAAGCTAAAAACCTTTTGAAAACTGATAGAATTTTTTCTTCCTCCTTGAATATATAAAAGAAAAAGGAGGAAGAAAATGACAGAAGATATATGGGTAAATGATAAAGCTGGAAATAATAAAAAGGCATTTTATGTCAAAAAACATAACCCAGAGATTTATGAGAAAATCATGGACTATGCTAAACAAAATGAGTTTGAATTTTTCTCTTTTTTTGAAAAATGTTACTATTTTAGATATAAAAAGCTTCCGTTAGTACAAAACGGAAAAAAACAGATATTCAGAGGTTTTTCCAAGGGCATTTCAGTCAATTTTCTGGAAGATGTGAATGAACTTAAACTTAACTATTACAAATTTGACTCAAAGAAATACATAGAGAAAATTTTCGAAAAATTTTCTGGCATTGAAGATGATGCTGGAAAAATATCTCAACTCATACAATGTCATGATAGATTTGAAGAAATTATAAAAGAGCTGGAAAAAAAGACATCATTTTTAGATGATTTAAATCCTTCTCTTAGACATAGGATTTATGCATTGAAACATGGAATCTCTGAGATTCCTAGATGTAGATGTGGAAAACAAGTCAAACTTCAAGATGTTAGAGGTAATTTTTGTAATTCTTGTGGAGATAAACAATGCTATCATATTTTATGGAACTGTAGCGGAAAAAGAAAACCTTTCACATTACCATCCGGTCTAGTCATCAAAACACAAGGATTTGAGAATTTAGTCTTAAAAGAACTTTTAACTTTATATAAAGAAGATGACTTATTGATAGATGATTTTGAAATAAGAAAGCACATAGGAACTATTTCTTACAAGACCGCTGATGGAAAAATCAGAAAATACTTGCCGGATATTTACATTAAATCCGAGAATTTAATTGTCGAAGTAAAGAGCGATTGGACTTTTAACAAAAGAGGCATGATAGAAGATTATGAAAATACCAGTCTGTTAAAATCTTTTGCTGTCATAAAACAAAAGATTAATTTTATGTTCTGGATTTTCAGAACCGATGGAAAAACTGAAAAAATAATTATGAAATATGAATAAAAAATTAGATATGGAAGATTTTAATATTCCTTACGTCGAAAGCCCGCTCATCGATCTCGGAATTGATAAAAAACACTCTTTTTTTTCCGAAATTGAAGAAATAGAAGTTGAGAAGGTGGAAAATTTAAAAGTTTTCGATTTGAAAATTTCTTTAAACGAAAATTATCATCTTTCTAATGTCGGATATGTTCATAATGGTGGTGGCAAGAGAAAGGGTTCGATCGCTATCTACTTGGAACCATGGCACGCAGACATTTTCGATTTCATCGATCTCAGAAAGAATCACGGCAAGGAGGAGCTTAGAGCTAGAGATCTTTTCCTGGCACTCTGGATCTCGGATCTCTTCATGAGAAGAGTGGAGGAAGATAGAGACTGGACACTCTTCTCTCCGGATGAAGCACCTGGTATGGAAGAATGTTACGGAGAGGAATTTGAAAAACTCTACGAAAAGTACGAAAAAGAGGGAAGAGGTAGAAAGACGGTTAGAGCTAGAGAACTTTGGGAAAAAATTGTGGAGTCTCAGATTGAGACTGGAACACCCTACATGCTCTACAAGGACAGCGCTAACAGAAAGAACAACCAGAAAAATCTGGGAACTCTGAAAGGTAGCAATCTATGCACGGAGATCATGGAGTTCACTTCTCCGGATGAGATAGCTGTATGCAACTTAGCTTCATTAGCTCTTCCTAAGTACATCACTTATCCTCCAAATAGAAAGAGCAACGATAAGACAAAGAGAAGTTTCGACTTTAACAAGCTCTACGAAGTCACATACCAGGCTACTAAGAACTTGAACAAAGTCATAGATGTCAACTACTATCCAGTGAAGGAAGCTAGAAAATCCAACATGAGACACAGACCAGTGGGTTTGGGAATCCAGGGATTGGCTGACACGTTTGCTATACTGGGACTACCCTTCACCTCACCGGAAGCAAAGAAACTCAACAGGGACATCTTTGAAACTATCTACTATGCAGCATTGAGCGCCTCTTGCGACATAGCAGTGAAAGAAGGTACTTACGAAACTTACAAGGGATCTCCAATCTCCAAGGGTATCCTACAGTTCGATATGTGGGATGAATCTCCTTCTGAAAGATGGGATTGGAAATCTCTAAGAGAGAAGATTGCTAAGCATGGCGTGAGAAATTCGCTTCTTGTAGCGCCGATGCCAACAGCTTCGACTGCACAGATTCTTGGAAACAATGAAGCTTTCGAACCCTTCACCACCAATCTCTACAAGAGAAGAACACTGGCTGGAGAATACACACTAGTCAACAAGCATCTAGTGGAAGATCTGATCAACAGAAATCTCTGGTCAGAGGAGATGAGATTGAGACTGATCTCCGCTAAGGGTTCCGTGCAGAGCATCATGGAGATACCCACTGATATCAAACAGCTCTACATGACTGTATGGGAACTCAAACAGAGAGATCTCATAGACATGTCGGCTGATCGTGGAGCTTTCATCGACCAGTCTCAAAGCTTGAACCTCTTCATCGAAGGAGTCAATGCTGCTAAATTAACAGCTGCACACTTCCACGCTTGGAAAAAGGGTCTTAAGACTGGAATGTACTACTTGAGAACCAAAGCTGCTACCGAAGCTCTGGCAGGCCTGGGAGTGGATCTCAGCTCAGTTCAGAAACCTCAAGTTCTCGTTGAAGAATACTCTGTGATGGATGCAGTATCCTGTAGCTTGGACAATCCTGAAGATTGTCTAGCCTGCGGATCCTAAGAATGAAACAAAGGGAGCTTCAGAAGCTCCCTTTGTTGTGCTAAAACGAGGATATATAGAAAAACGATGACACTCGTCATCTCAACCCCAAGCAGCGCATGAAACTGATAAAATCTTTCGGAGACTTTGATAAGGATTCTAATCTCAAAATTGGAATCTACTTTGATTCCGGAGTCACGGTTACTACTATTCAGACATGGAGCGTATTCTTCAGAAATTATTTCCACTTGGAGCCTACTGAATTCACGTCTGAGACTTTTCTCTACGATAATTTCTCTGAGATGGATTTAGTAGTCATTCCAGGAGGAAGCTCTCTCAAGCAGAGCATCAGCATGACTCATCAGGGAAAGAAAGATCTGGAAAAGTGGATAGCAGAGGGTGGAAAAGTTTTAGCTGTTTGTGCAGGCTTTTTTCTTCTCTCCACCGGAGAGCATCTGAAAATCACGGATGATAACCAACCCGCCGAACTTCATGCTCTTGGAGTTCTTCCAGTTAATCCCTATGACTATGGAGACGATCTACCTGCCGAACCAGTCTACTCTGACTTTGGACTCACGACAGAAGGTAAAAAAGTATTCGGAACCGTTAGAGACACTGTGAAACTTTACTGGCACGGAGGACCTGTAGTCCTTCCCACTCCTGAAAAGGGTTTCAAAACCCTGATGATCTTTGATGAAGAGATTCCACATGCTAACCAAGGAGTCGAAGATTTTGTGAAGGGTTCCATCGCTGCTATCTATGTCAAGAAGGGAAAGGGACACGTGATTGCTACTAGCCCTCACATAGAGAAAACTCTGACGCAATCCAAGCTCTTGGAGAATGCTATCAGATTCTTACTCAAACAGTAATTTTAATGCTTAGATTTTTTTCTTAGAGATTTTTTGTTTATATTTGTCTATGAAAAAATTCACAGTGACCAAACCTCGCTCTCCGAAACTCACAGAGATCATCCAGAAAGATTCTGACAATTGGTTTTACGATGTTTTTCAGCGTGCCAAGAAAGACCGTAAAGTTCTTCATGAAAGTATGATCACCGTCAGAGATGTTCCCATGTGGTTATCCCATTTCAAAAGGGATGGCTATAATATTGTCGAGGAAGATATATAGTCAAAATCCCTTTCCTTCTGCATGGAAATTTTGAATTTCGAAGAACATGTAATTCTCGAATATGTTGATTCTCTCTTTGCGATCCAAGAAGGGATTGACACAGAATCTCTCAGAGCTAAGTGTGTTAAAGTCATTGACAAGATCAAAACTTTACCACTGGAGAGCAAGAAGAAAGTTCTGACTCGCCTAGTAACCTCACTTCTAGTTCTTGCATCTTCTACCACAGTCTACAACATCATACATTCCATCAAGGATCCTGCAACTACCACAATAGTGGATAGCAAATTCATTGACAAGTTGGCTGCTTTCAAGGATCCTCTCAAATTGAGCCTTGACAAAGAGGGCATAGAACACATAAAAAACGAGGAAAAGCTAAAGCTGAAAGTCTACAAACTTGGAGACAATAAGCTCACAGTTGGCTGGGGACATGCAGAGGACATCAAGAAAACTAAGTTGAAAAGAGGTCAGCACATCGACCTGGAAACTGCAAAGAAGTTTTTCGAAAAGGATCTCTCAGATGCTGAAGAAGGAGTCAAGAGAATGTTCGATCAGTGGTCTGAGAAGGGAATTGAAAGAAAGATAACGCAAGAGCAGTACAATGCTCTAGTTTCCATGGCATTCAACATGGGCATAACAAAGTTCAGAGGCTCCGAATTCATACAGCATGTCAAACATGGAGACTACAAGAAAGCCGGAGAAATGATAAAAACCACGGGCATAAGTCATAAGTATCCCGGTCTGAAAATCAGAAGAGAAAAGGAAGCTAAGATGTTTCTGTCCCAACTTTGATTCTGATTGGTTGTCATTTTGTGTTATATAGAAAAAATAAAAGAACTATGAAAAACTACATGAAAGGTTTCGATAGCTTTGTGAACGAAGCTTTCGAGCAGGAAGATCTGGAGCTTGATGAAGCTAAGAAGCATAAGGAACCTGAAGAAGAAGCTGCACCTCAAGAAGAAGATGCTCCCGAAGAAAAACCTGAACCTAAGAAAGAAAAAGAAGAGGATCACGAAGAGCCTTCAATTCTGCCTAAGCCTGCAGCTGAGTACATCAAACATTATCTGAAAAAGAACGTCCATAAACTGGACGACGAGGACAGAGAAATGATGGAAAAAATCCAGAAATTCTTTGAGGACACTGTCAAAGAATACAAAAAATCTCATCGCGATTTCGAATGAAGAAGTACACAACGGAGATAGGAAAACTATACGAATCTGAAGCTGGTTTCGATAAGATCGAAGCCGGTAAAACTTACACTTCTAAGAAGGGAAGCACTTTGACTATCAAGGAGATCTACATCGATGCTAACTCTCTAGTTCCCGATGTCTATGCAGTCTATGACTTCAAAACGGAAGAAGGGCAGGAAGGATCCGAGACTAACAGATTCACAGTTCTAGTGGACATGCTAAGAAATTCCTGAACTGGACTTAAATCACTCATATGAAAAAGGAAGTTAAAGCAAAATTGTCAGATCTATTCAAAAATGGTGAAAACTTTAAATTAAGAGAAGTCGACTATTCATCAAAAAGAATAACAAAGGAAATCGAGGCTATCGAAAAGATCCGAGAAGAAAACCGAAAAAAGTCTTCTGCTCCTCCTCTTAACGATCCTTTCTGGAGAACACCTTTCACCATTTAACTATGAAAACATACACTGAGTACAAGAAAAGTCAGGAAATCATAGAAGAGTCTCTAGTCCAAAACTGGAACGATGACAAATTTGATGCATCCAAACCTGACACTGTTCAAGTTTACAATGAAGGGGTCGGCGGTGTTCAATCCCTACAGGGAATGAGAAACAAAGTCGTTTCTGTTCTGGAAGAGTGCCTCAAACGAGCCAAAGCTGCTCAGAAAGATAATTCCGGAGCTTACAGTGACTTCAAACAGATCCTAGCGTTGGTGGATCCCAAAGCTGCCACAGGAATCCTCATTCCCTATCTCAAGAATCACCAAACCGCAATCGAGGAGTTGGAAGAAAAGAGAAAGAAAGGCGGTAAATTTGCCAACAAAATTCCCAAAAATATCATCTAACATGAGATTTAGATCATCTTACCCTGACCCAAAAGAAGATTACACCGAAGAAGACTTCAACGAGGAAGAATTCCAGTTTGAAGATTTCGACGATTTTGATTGGGATGACGAAGAAGACTCAACCGACGAAGATTACTAAAAAGACAAGGGAGAAACAGCAAAAAGTTTCTCCCTATTTTTTTGTTTGAGGAATTTTGTTTATATTTGCATATCAAATTTTTGGAAAAGATGACAGTTGACAACTTTAAACAGATCTCAGAACTCTTGGATTTCTCCGAGAAGGACACTTTCTACTTCATTCAGATCCTGAAGAGGAGAAAGGAAAACCCTGACATGAAAACTGGAGTTCGTGTCATCAACAACTACTATCTCTACTCTCCGGAAGACTTGGAGAAGACTAGAGAAAAAATCTTGGAAGACTGCACCAAACACAATGCTCGAGCATACATCAACTTGAACCGTCTGGACTTGGAAAAGATTGCCCTTCACACCATGAAGCAGATCACCGAACTCATCATCCAGGGAGATTTCCGAGCTGTGAAAAATGCTTATGCTACAGCTTGCGGAAATCATCACTCCGAGAAAGCTAAGAGATGGATCATCGATATTGACGCAGAGATCCTGGAACACAAGGATACCATCAGGGAGTTGGTTCAGTCTCTTCACACAGAGATCAAGGGAAACGATTATAAGATTCTGGCAGAGATTCCCACTAGGAGTGGAGTTCATCTGATCAGCAACCCTTTCAACATGCAGAAGTTCAGAGACATCATCTGCCTCAAAGCTAAATCCACTAAGGATCCGCTTCTCAAGATGGACATTCACAAGAATTCACCCACTCTTCTCTACTGCTCCTAAATTGCAGATTCCAGCGTAAATAGTTATGCTGGAATTTCTTGCTTTGAAGAATTTTGTTTATTTTTACTCTATAATCAATAACAAATGGACAAACAACGGTTACAGGAACTCGAGGAACTTTATCTACAGGCCAAAGAAGCTTACTACAAAGGCGAGGAAATTATGTCGGATGATGAATTCGATCGTCTGGAACAGGAGCTCAAGGAAAACGATTCCGAAGTTACGGAAATGGTGGGTTATGGAGATCGTAACCTGAAACACCAGCATCTTTCTCCGATGCTATCTCTGGCAAAAGCTCAAGCTCTTCTGGATGGAACTCTTCCACTGGAACAGATGAATTCTTGGTTCTCAGGGTTTCCTCAGGATACTCAATTCGAAGCCACACCCAAGTATGATGGTAATGCAGTTAACTTAGTCTATAAGAACGGAAAACTATCTCAGGGAATCACTCGTGGTGATAAAGCTAAAGGCCGGGACGTAACTTCCAAGCTTCTTCGTAAAGTTCCACTTCTTCTCAACGGTATCACCAATGATGTAGAAATTCGTGGAGAAGTGGTCATTCCAACTGAAATCTTCTATGCCAAATACTCACATTTCAAGAATCCCAGAAACTTTGTGGCTGGATTCCTCAACAAGGATGAGAGCAACCAGGATCTCCTGGATGAGATAGAGTTCATGGCAGTGGAGGTCAGGATTCACGATGGAGATTACGATTATCCCAACGATACTCAAGGTTGGTTGAAAGCACAAGGCTTCAACACAAAGCATGCGTATTTCCAGACATTCAAAGCATCCGAGTTTGTGGATACTTACAATCGGATGAAAGACTACAGAGAAAAGACCTCACCTTTCCAATTGGATGGTTTTGTAGTCAAATCTCCTGAATCTTTGAGAAAAACTCTTGGTGAAAAAGGACATCACCCCAACTGGGCCATAGCCGTGAAATTTCCACCCAAGGAAGCTATCACTCGGATCTCAGGATTCAAATGGAACATCGGTACTTCAGGTAACATCACTCCCATTGCCACTTTGGAACCTATCGATCTGGATGGCACAACAGTGAGAAATGTAGCAGCTTTCAATTACGGATACATTCTCAAGGAAAAAATCTACCCAGGCGCTGAAGTGGTCATAGCCAAATCCGGAGACATCATTCCTCAGATCATGAAAGTGATCAAACAGGGAGACCTCTCACTCTTCAATGCTCCTAAGACTTGCCCTTCATGCGGTGGACCGGTGGAAATCGAAGGCATACACCTTCTTTGTCCGAATGACGAATGCGAAGGAAAAATGTTCAAAAAGTTCCTAACTGCTATCCGAGTTCTCAAATTCGATAAGTTCGGTTCAGTAACTTGCAAGAATCTCTACGATGCCGGTTACCGATCAGTCATGGACATCTTCGATCCGGAAAAATTCAACAAACAGAATCTGATCTCCACTGGATACTTCAAGGAAGGTAAAACTCTGGATTCTCTGGTAGCGGAAGTGGAAAAAGTGAAGATCATTCCTCATTTCAAAGTGATCCTATCTCTTGGATTTGACAAGATTGGAAATACTGCTTCCAAGCAATTGGCCAGGATGATCTCAGGAATGGACTACTCCTTCTCAGGTCTGGAGAAGAAAGCAGTGGCTGGTTTCGAACCAGGCACTAAGAAAAGACTCAAAGTTGAAAAGTTCACCAAGCTCCTAGAAGATAGAGGTATCCAGATAGAGAAGGAAGTGGATGTTCTCAACGGAATTGGATTCGAAATGACCGGAAAACCATTTCAAACTGATCTCATTAAAGTAAAATCAGATTTCATAAAAGTTGCAGCCAAACATGGATTTGTTCATAAGACTCTTAAAGAGTCTAAATATTTATTGACAGATTCTTTAACTTCAAATTCTTCGAAAATGGAAGCAGCTAGAAAAAACAAAGTAGAGATCATTACTTATGAAGACTTTTTGAAAAATATTGGAGAAATTTAGGACATCTTGTCATCTATTCTATATAAATAGATAAACAATAAATCAAACATGCTTATCTATAAGATTACTAATAACGTAAACGGTAAAATTTACGTTGGGCAAGAATTAAAGTATAACCCTAGATATTTTGGCAGCGGTTTAGTACTGATAGCTGCCATTAAAAAATATGGAATCGAAAATTTTCAAAAAGAAATTTTAGAAAATTTTATAGAAGATAAAGAAAAATTAAACGAAAGGGAAATTTTTTGGATAAAAAAGTTAAATTCCAGGGATAAAAAAATAGGATATAACATAGCTTCTGGTGGTCAAGGTGGAGATTTTCTTAGTGAAGAACAGAAAGAAAAAAGAGGTAAGAAAATATCTGAAGCCAGAAAAGGGAAAAAATTATCCGAAATGCACAAAGAAAAAATCAAAGAGGGAATAAAAAAAGTCTTTCCTGAAAAAGAAAAAAAACCTAAGAGTAACTATTCACATTTTGGAGAATCTAATTCTTTTTATGGGAAAAAACATACTGGAGATATGAGTAGATTTTCTACTAGAAGCGGGATTTCTCCTACTAATGCTTTAAAGATAAGAGACCAAGATGGAAATATCTATAATAGTGCAAGTGAAGCTGCCAAACAATTTGAAAACCCAAATGTAGCAAGAAGAGCTATAGCAGATGTATGCAGAGGAAAAAGAAAAGATTATAAAGGAAAAATTTTTAGGTTTATATGACCGGGTCACCAAAGGATGCAGGTTTCAAAGTTAAGAGCGATCTCATCAAGTTCCTGGCTTCTCATGGATACGTTCACAAACCTCTCAAGGAAGCTAAATACTTGCTCACGGATTCTCTGAACTCCAACTCTTCCAAAATGGAAGCAGCCAGGAAAGCCGGCGTGGAGATCCTCACTTACGAGGATCTGGTCGCAAAATTGAGCTAATGGTCTTTCCGGAAGTCGATAAATAAAAGAAAAATCTATGAAAGTATCAGCAGGCATCGCTATAGTCTGGAAAGGAAAAGTTCTGGTAGCTCATGCTTCCAACGCTTCCTGGTTCAGAACTTACACTCCACCCAAAGGAGGTGTGGAAGCTGGAGAGCTACCCATAGATGCTGCTATCAGAGAAACTGAGGAGGAAGTGGGTATCAAAGTACGATCCTCGGATCTCCTGGATCCTTTCGAAGTTCTCTATATCAATCCCAAGGGAAAGGTCTACAAGAAAGTCATACTCTTTCCGTTGATCATAAAGAGCCTCTCTGAGATTGGACTATCCAGTGAGAAAGTTCCTCTGGGACAGCTGCAGCTTGAAGAAGTGGACGACGCTCGCTTCATGCTACCCGATGAGTTCAAGGAGAGAGTTCTTCCTCGATACTATGAACCTCTCAAAGAACTAATCTCTAAGCACTGCTAAAATTTCAAACCCAAGATATGATAAAGATTGAGATCAAAGATGGCATGAACTTGGAAAGAGCGCTGAAGGAGCTCAAGAGAAAGTTCACAAAACACGGAGTCGTTAAGGAACTTAGAGAGAGAAGAGAATTTACCAAACCCTCCGTCAAGAGAAGAGACGTCGTCAAGAGAGCTAAGTACAAAGAAGCTTTTCTTCGTAAAGAAGAATGAGAACTTTTTCCTCGCTCTTCTAGAATAATCATGATTCAGGAAACACAGATCGTCACAGACGATTCTAAAAGGACGATAAAATCGATATCACAGATTGTTCCACCAGAGAAGCATCCCGATTTCTGGATGCGTTGACTTCCGGACGAATCAAAATTTACGTTAACGATCAAGATTTATTTCATCCTAAAGAGAATACTAAATGAAAGTAAAACAGGCGCTTAAAGCTAAGAACAAATTAGTCAACGAACTCAACGAAGAGTTCTCCAAAGTTCTCACCTACAACTCCGTGGTGGAGGGTCAGGAACGTCCCTACGATCCTAAAGAATCTTACAACAACGTCATTGCTAAACTTGATGAGCTAGTAGCTTTAAAGACTAGCATTCATAAAGCTAACGCTAGAGTCTATGAGAAGATATTCAGGTTGGCTGAGTTGAAATCTCTGACTGCTAAGCTCAAAGGCCTTGACTGCTCTTCGGGTAAGTCTACACACTGGAGATCTGACGCTCCTGTCAACAAAACAGCAGTCATCTCCATCCTGGAGAAGGACCTTCTCATCAAGGGCCTGGAAAAGGAAATCGAAACTCTTCAGGAAGAGTTGGATTTTCACAACTCTAAGACTAGCATCTAAGATACTTAGTTAAGCTTAGAAAGAGAGAGAAAGAGTACTAAACCAGCTATGGTGTGGAAACCTATCAATGATGCGCGTTGGATGCTAGAAGAAGATTCAGTACAGTCCTTCTTAGAAACTTTTCCAAGTCAACCCTGCGTATAATCTCAATACTCAAACTTCTTTCCGGGAAATTTTTCCTCTTTCTTGCTTAACTATTTTTGTGCTAATTTCTTGGATTGAGAAAAATTTGTTATATTTGTACATCAAATCAATTCAATGGAAAAAACTGTAGAAAAGAAATACAGAAAGCTCACGGACATCGAACACGTTCTCCTGCGCCCAGGAATGTACGTTGGTTCCATCAAACCCCATGAAGCTGATCTCTTCGTTCTCAACTCTGAGAACAAATTCCAAAAGACACATACTACTTTCAATCCTGCTTTTCTGAAGATTTTCGATGAAATAGTTTCCAACTCCATCGATGAACATAAACGCAATCCCAAACTCAACAAGCTGGAAGTTACGGTGGATCAGTCCACTGGAACTATCAGGATTTGGGACAACGGTGGCATTCCGGTGCAACTTCACGCAGAGTACCAGGAATGGATTCCTGAGATGATCTTCTCCAATCTCAAAACTGGCTCCAACTTTGATGATTCTGAGGATCGTCTGGTCGCTGGAACTAACGGTGTAGGAGCAACTCTGACCAACATCTTCTCCCTGTCTTTCAAAGTTAGGACATGCGATGGAAAGAAAGAGTACACTCAAGTCTTCTCCAGGAACATGCATGAGAAGACTACTCCAGTCATCAAGGATCATAAGAGAAACTACACTGAGATAACTTACTCTCCGGATCTTTCCCGTTTCGGAATGGAAAGGATAGACGATGTTCATCTAGCTCTTCTCAAGAAGAGAGTCATCGATGCAGCAGCTTGCAATCCTAAGATGACAGTTTCTTTCAACGAGGAAACTTTTCAGTTCAAATCATTCAAGGACTACTGCACCATGTACGTCAACGAAGTCTTCTATGAAGAATCTTCTCGTTGGAAAATTGGTGTTGGTGTTTCCGACGATAACTTTCAGCAAGTTTCCTTTGTCAACTCAGTGGAGACTAAGGATGGCGGAACTCACGTGGAGTACATCATGAACCAGATAGCTGCATGGATGAGGGAGAAGATCAGAAGAAAGTACAAGTTCGATGTGAAACCCTCAGAATTCAGAAATCACATCTTTCTGTTCGTTAATGCGGATATCGTCAACAGTTCCTTCTCTTCTCAGACCAAGGAGAAACTCATCACGGAAACAAAAGACTTTGGTTCCACACATGAAGTCACAGAGAAGCTGATGAGAACCATCTTTGGATCTGAGATCATCAAGCAACTCTTGGACTGGATCGAGAAGAAACAACTAGCCGATGAACGTAAACAGCTCAGAGCCCTCAACAAGTTCGTGGACTCCACTAAGATCATCAAGCTGATCGATGCTAAGAGCAAGCAAGACCGTGACAAATGCACGCTGGGTCTCTTTGAGGGAGACAGCGCTCTAAGTCCTTTCCGTGACTACCGAGACCCTAACTATCAGGGAGCTTTCCCTCTTCGGGGAAAATTCATCAACGTCATGGAACTTCCCAACACCAAGATCATACAGAACCAGGAAGTTAAGAACATCTTGGCATCCATCGGCTTGAAGCTTGGCGAGGAACCCAATAACTTACGTTACGGCAAGATCCTTCTCTACACGGATGCAGACCCGGACGGTGATTCCATCGCAGGCCTTCTGATGAACTTCTTCGGAAAGTACTGGCCGGAACTTTTCGATCAGGGACGTATCCACAGGGTTCTAACTCCTTTGGTGGTAGCAAAGAAAGGCTCTGAGACTCAGTGGTTCTACTCAGCCAAGGAGTTCCAGGAGTGGGAAGAGAAACAGAAGAATCTGAAAGCTTGGAACATAGAGTACAAGAAGGGCCTCGCCGCCCTGGAAAACGATGAGTACAGAGAGATCATCAGGAATCCCAAGACTATTGTCATCGAAAAGGGAACTCAGTTCCAGGACACTCTCAGCACTTGGTTCTCCGGAGATTCTCAACCTCGTAAGTTGAAAATTCTGGGTATCGATCAGGAAGAGTTCGATAATAGGGAAGCTGAGAGAAATCCCAACAAGAAAGCGGAAACTCCAGCTGAAGCTTCCAAGCCCGTGAAACTCAAGAAGGAGAAGGAAACTTCCAAGCTGGAGAAACCGCAGAAGGAAGAGAAGCCCAAAGCTTCTAAAAAATCTCAAACTGTTGAACTATTTTGAGAAAAAAGTTTTATATTTGCTTATAAAAAGAATGTATGACCAAAACTCAGGAACTTAGAAAACCCATAGATGCATTCTTCGACGAGGAGTATCTGGGATACGCTAAGTACGTCGTGGAAAACCGCGCAATACCCTCTGTGATAGATGGTTTCAAACCCACTCAGAGAAAGATCATTTGCGCAGCTAACCGTGTCTGGAAGACAGGCAATGAGAAACCTTTGAAAGTTTTCCAACTTGCGGGTACAGTAGCTGCAACCATGTTCTACCATCATGGAGACTCTTCTCTTTCCGGAGCTATCATCGGAATGGCTCAGGATTTCAAGAACAGCATGCCACTCTTTCAGGGAATCGGACAGTTCGGATCTCTGAGAAATCCCAAAGCTGGTGCACCTCGTTACGTGGGCGTCAAGTTCAATGAAAACTTCAAGCTTCTCTACAAAGACTTTGAGCTTCTCAGCCCTCAGTTCGAGGAAGGAGAGGAGATCGAGCCCTCTTACTTCTTGCCCATCATACCTGCAGTTCTTCTCAACGGAAGCTCCGGTATTGCAGTGGGATTCTCGACCAACATTCTCAACCGACATCCACTGGATCTGATCGAATCATGCCTGGAAGTTCTCAACGAAAAGAAGAAGATCAGAGAGATCAAACCCTGGATCAAGGGTTTCAACGGAACTTTCGTTAAAGCCGCTGATGGAGAAAATAGTTGGTTGATCAAGGGTCGTTACGAAGTCAAGAACACCACCACAGTGGAAGTCACCGAAGTGATTCCAAGTTACTCCTTCGAGGATTACGAAACACATCTCAATTCTCTAGTGGACAAGGGTATCATCACTTCTTACGAGGATAACTCCGGAAGCTCGGTCAATTACACTCTGAAATTCACAAGGGCTAAGTTGAACGAACTCCTGGAGAAAGGAAAACTGGAAGATGTCCTGAAGATGCAGGAACGGGAGACCGAAAACTTGACTACTCTGGATGAGCATGGAAAGTTGAAGATCTTTTACAATTCCGAGGAGATAGTTCGTTACTTTGTAAAGTTCAGACTTCAGTACTACCAGAAGCGTAAGGACTGGATCATATCGGAACTTCTTCGAGAATTACAAGTCCTAAACAACCGTGCTAGATTCATCAAAGGAATCATCGAAGGAAAGATAAAGATCAATAAGGTCAAACGTGATGAGATCATCACAAAGCTTGTGGAGCTTAAATTTGACAAGGTAGATGACTCCTATAACTATTTACTGGGAATGCCAATCTACTCTCTAACGCTGGAACGTTACGAGGAACTTCTCAAACAAGTGGAGATCAAGAACGGAGAACTGGAAAAAATCAGAAAATCCGAGATCACAGATCTCTACAGGCAGGATCTTGTGGATCTCAAGAAAAAGTTAGAAAAAGATCTCAAGTCATAATCTCCAACTTCCTTCCTCGCTCTCAGCTGGATGCTCTTTGCATCCAGCTTTTGCGTTATATCCAATCTCATCTGGGATATATAAAGCAAAAAGGAACCAAGTGTCTCATTTTAAGCTTTTCGAGGAATTCAATCCCTTCAGCAGCAAAGAACTTGCAGTGAAGTTGAAGCTCTATGCTGACGGTTCCGGGAACACTCGGTTCACAACTCCGATCAAAAGGAACGGAGAATACTACGAATTCATGATACACACTAACGACAGATCGGAATTCGTGGATGAAGGGTTCAAAGTCTATAAAGTTAGAGTTCATTGTAACAAAATTGAAGACTTGGAAGTCATCACATACGAAGGAGAAGCCGGAAATAGAAAGAGAGTTAGAACAAGCTCACTGGAAATCTCCGGAGAAAATGATCTGGAAGTGATACTGATCAATTATTTCGAAGTTACACAGATCTACGATGATACGACTGTCAGAATCTTAGTGGATAACTGCCATAAGATAAAAACTCAAGAGGACATTGATGATCTCTTGAAATCCCAGACACCAACAAAATAAATCATAAGATGAAAAAAATCGTTCTAAAATCTCTTCAACTACAAGCTCAGTTGCGCATACTTCACTGGCAAACTACTTCCTACGCCGAGCACAAAGCTTTCGGTAAGACATACGATGACTTGGACGACCTGATAGACAAGTTAATCGAAGTAGTTCAGGGAAAGTACGGAAGAATTTTCTTTGGAGGCATAGATGCTATTCAGCTATCTGACTACAGCAACTTGAAGATCAATGTCTTCATCATGGACACTGAGATGTTCTATACATCTGAGATCTTCACCTGCGGACTCACACAAGGAGCTGACTCCGAGATTGACAACATTCTCCAGGAGATCAGAGGAGTCATCGAAAGACTTAAGTACTTGCTGACTCTGAGATAATAGTCTTTAAAAATTCAATCAATCCATGTCATTAACTCTTCGAAGAAATCTCGATAGGCCTCTGACCACAGAGGAGATGGACAATAACTTTCTCTACTTAGCGGGGATAACTGGCTCTACGTCCGGTGGAGGAATCTCAGCTGACAACGGTCTGACTCTATCAGGCCAGACTGTGTTGTTAGGAGGTTCGTTGGTTCAAGACACTACTCTGAACCTCAGTGATCATCTTCTGTACGCTTCTAACGGAATAGGGGCAGGGATCAAGTTTTTTCCTAGCGGTAATTTAGGGGTGAGAGCAGGTGATGCTCAATCCGATAACGGTTATTCTCTGAACATTTACGATTCGGACGATTCCGGTTTTTTAACTGCAGGAAACCTTAGCATTGACTCGAACGGTTATCCTTACACTTATTACACTCCTCCTGTGGGAGATAATACTTATCTGATCCCTAATACTTCTTGGGTGACTGGAGCTATTAGAACTACGTACTCTCCATGGGTTAGCGGTTATTCACTTAAAGCTGGCGGACTCGTTTCATACGATTCACCTCCAGGAAGTTACAGTAATTTTTACGTTCTTCAGAATGTATCCGGAGGAACTAGCCTCGCTCCTACAGTAAAGATCAGTGGAATATCAAATCTCAACACTCAATCCGATAACATAACAGCTGCTTCTGCTTGGTTGACCAATGCAGGCATCTTTTCTCCCATGGGAGAAGTTTATTTGCAACAGGATCTGCAAATAAGTTCTCATAATGGAGACACATTTCCTTTCTTTTCGTTGCAGTTCAGTCTTGAACCTCAGAAAGTTTCTTTCACCATCGTCTCAGAAGCTGTGAATTATGAGAGTTGGGAAGCTGAATACGAGTTCATTGGAGATAGAAATCTAACTCCTGGTCAGTGGATAGAAGTTCTTCCTAAGTACAGTAGCAGCCAAACTTACGACGGTTACACTCATGGAGGAACGTTCCAGATACATGTGGATGTCTATTATGTGAACCAATCATCTTTCGAATTTAGACTCAGAACTACTACTTCAAATTCTGGAAGCAACTCCACATTGGAGCTGTTTTCGGAATTCAGAAGAAGCGGTCAAGGTTACTATTATGATTATCCAGCCAAGATAAGTAACTACTGGGTGGATCTGGTCAACAATCCTTCAGTGGATCCCAATCTCACTATACCTGGATGGTTAGGTAATGATGTTACTGCCATCTCTCCGATACCAGGAAAGATCTGGCAGATTGGAAACAACTTAATAGATGACACTGGAGCTACTTTTTCCAAAGCTACGGATCTTGGAAACTATCTTTCCCTTTCAGGAAGTAACCAGACAGTTTCACAGACACCTACATTTGCCAGTGGTCTTTCAGTTAGTAACGCTCCTGTTCAATTAGCTGCAGGAACAACATCTCATGGAAGCTTGATAGTTCCAGCAGGGTCTTCCTATGGAGCAACTTCTGACGGAACAGTTTGGCAAGATGGCACTAATCTCTACGGTATCTTCGGAGGATCCATGAAGCTTTTGTCTGAGACTATTTTGGATATCACATACGCTAACTTGGTTGCTGGTATGTCAGCATCCTCTCTGATCAAGGGAGTCAACTACCGTATCACTGACTACCAGACTGTTCATAACATTCCCTACACTTCTCCCACAGCAGTGAACACAGGACCCGTGGAGCCACTGATCGTTAGAGCTTTAACTTCTAACACAATCAGCTCTCATGCATTCTCCGAGCAGTATCCTCAGGATGAGATCGAGTACAGCATCTCCAACAGCATAGTCTCAGGATCCACCAAGGGATGCATACTTTACAGGTACGACAGAGCTCAGAATGTCAGAGTCAGTAGCGACTTCAGAAACGTTAAGTACCGTAGATGGAAACTCAATCCTGCTGCATTCAATGGCTCGTCTGCTTACTCTCAGTACCAGACTGTTCAGGGCGCAGATGGTGCCCTCTACTACTGTGCTACTCCGGGGGGAATGACTGCCGGTTCTGCTACTACACCTTCTACTACTGACGATAACTGGGTTCAAGTATGTCCGAACAACAACTACTACTATGCAAGAAGCACAAGCAACGGTACAGTTTACATCACTTCCAACTCTTCACCAACACATACGAATCCTGCATTTCCTGTGGATTCTTCTAACTATGTGGACACGGTGATGTTCCCTAACTACGGTACCGGTTTTTCCAACATAGATCTCTATAACGGAAAGGGTAACTTGATGAACTTAGTCATCTGGAACGATAATCAAACTACTATCGTTGATGGCTTAAAAATCGGGGAAAATGAGAATCCGGTGACAGGTTACAATTCCACCATAGTAGTGACTGGTAGCAGCGCTACCATACGAAATATGACTTTCCCTTCTGGAATGGCTTATAGCTGGGTGACTACTACTGGAACTATAAGAGATTGGAACTCTCCGAAAAACATGTACTCTGCTACGATAAACTGCTCATCTTTCATCTCGGAATGTAGTTTCACACCTTTCTACTCAGTAGTAAGAGGAAATCTCTACCAAGTAATCGGACAGCGTTTGGAATACACCGTGACTCCAAGTAACTTTTCCACGATAATTTTCCCTATGGGAATGGGTAACTTGAAATTTAACACTAATGCTAATGCATTGGGCTGGAACGTCCTTAATGGATTGGGAAGCGCTACTACTGGAAATCCATTCGGGTCGTTCGTCATACAATCCAGCACTCCTGATGTGGTAGTGGACACTGCTATGAGCTGGAGAACTTTCATAGGATCACCAGACATCACGTCCAGTTCCACTCATGGATCCAGCACAGACTTAGCTACTCAGATCGCTATGGCTAAGACAAAGTTGATAGTCTACGACTACGAGGAGCCTACTGGAAAATCCATCATAGACATTGCGAATGGAGCTACGTTCTCAGTTAGCTGGCAATCGGATAAGCCTTCCGTGAATTTAAGTTCTCCATCCGGATATGCTAACGATAGCAAAGCTGTTAGAACTTACTTTGTGAAACATGGTAACGATTTCCAAGTTCAGCAGAAAGACTTGATCTCTGGTACATGGACTCCTAACAATTCGCCTACATGGACAATAAACTCACTGGATGGTAACGGTAACATCACTTCTGTATCATTCGTTCCCAACCCAGGAGCTAGCGAATCTCGATTCATAATCGTCTAAAAAGAAAACATCATGGAAGAAACACAACCAATGGGTCCTCAACTCCCTTCTGGAGATCTGGATCCCGATTTAGTCTCCTAAGATTGAACTTTCTCAATCTGGTCATATAAACAAAGAAAACAAATTCTGTTTCCTTTTTTATTTTCGTCCTTTGTGTTACCTTTTAACTCAAAGGACAATAAATTTCAATATGAACTTGCAAGAGGACGATCACGAAGACGACTTTCAGGGAGAGTTTGAGAACGAGAACCCTTTCTATGAACTTCAGCAGACTGTGGAAACTAATTTCTTCAGAGCTCTGAAAGAGGGAGAGCCTCTCAGTGTGTTTCTCTACGTGCCTCATTTTACTCTTTCACAGAAAGTCAAGGACTATTTGGACATCTTTCTTCTCGAACAAGCTTATATCAATCTCTTTGAGAACGAGCAGAAGGAAGAAGTCGTCTTTCAGGATGACTACATCTCCATTGTCATCAAGGATGCAGAGTTCAAGAGAGATCTACTCACTCGAATGATCAACTACTACGTTGAAAAAGAAGAGTATGAGAAATGTGCAAAGATCCAGAAAGAATTGGAAAATTTAAACAACTAAACTACATTATATGCCCAAAGCAAAGATCAAACAAAGCCGCTTGGAGCTCACAAGAGCTTCTCTACAGGAAGCGCCTTCGACTACTCGAGTTAAAGCTTGGACTTTTCAAGTCGATAAGAAAAATTACGTCATCATCTCCTACTTCATGCCTCGAGATGCCAATTACATTTCCGTCTTTCCTTCCAACAAGAAGGGTGTCAAAACATCCTCGGAATCCATTGTCAATATCAGAAACTGCACAGACTATCTGAGAGGTTTCAACGAAGCCCTGGAGATTTTACTTCCTGAGGAAATCAAATCTGAGAGAGAAGTTTCCGAACTTTCCGCTACCGTAGCATAAAATACTAAAAGAACATAGAACATGTCAAAGCAAACTTTAAAACTTCATTCAAACGGCAACTTCTCAGCTTATCTCAAGAGATTCTCATCGATAGAAAAAAGCTTACTACTGGAGATCAATGATGGAAAATTCATTGCTAAAACTCATACTCCTGACAAAGCAGTGGTCAAACTATCCTCCACAGCTCTAACTGAAATTTTCGATCTCAGCGCTAATCCCAAGAACGTTAAGATTGGTCTCTTTGCAGTGGATAATTTCGTTCAGACTTTCAAGCATCTTGGAGAAACTGAAGTGAAATTTGATGTGGAATCAGAAAAAGTTTCCAACGAGGAAACTGCAACTGAGATCAAGATCTACAACAAGAGTTTGAAGTTCACCTTCCCAGGCGCTAGCCCTTCTCTTTTCAAGTACATCGACTCCGAGTTAGCAAAGAAGATCACTGACACTTCCTCTGCCAACTATTCTTTCCGAGTGGACAAGGACACTCTAGCAAAGATTTCCTCTCTATGTTCCATTGACTCCGATAACGATACTCTGAGCATCACTTCTCGCGATAAATCTGTTTTCTTCTCCGGAAAAGCTTTCGAGCTTCAACTTCCAGAAGTTACTACCGACGAAGACTCTTCCATCTCCTTCTACAAATCCCATTTTGGTTTCGTGGACAAGGAAGATTCTGAGATCTTTGTTCTGGACAACAAAGTGATCTTCAAATCACTGGAATCCGACACAACTATCGTCATAGGTAGGGTCGATTAAACAGACGGATTTAGACAGCCCGCCGTACACGGGATCGAAACTCCACGCAAGCCTCTTGACAATGCTCACTGTGCGTCCGGATCGTTGGCCGGCAGTTCACATGTTCACTGGGAGACCGAACATGTTTTTTAATGCTTAATTATGAAAAGGAAAAAGAACTCGATAGTGCTTCTGAACTCTGAGGGACCCCTCATGCAGCTCAGAAAAACTCATTCTCATCTCTACGAGATCATAACAGAATCTGCTAGTGATATTTTTGTGGACAAATACTTTCTTCTCAAGTTTTTAAGAGGAGAAGAAACACTAACAGAACCTTTCACTCACAGGGAATGGAAATACACAGATTTTTCCGATAGTATGAAACTCAGTGAGGAAGAAATCATGGAATTTCTGGGTCACCAGAACAGACGTTACAGAATGTACGGGCTTGTTCCCTACAATCTGAGCCCTATCCAACAAGGAATTCAATTTGGACATGCAGTTGTGGAATTTGCTAATGAGCACTTTAATTCTTTGGAGTACAAGACATGGGCACAAAGAGATAAGACTTTCATCATTCTCAATGGTGGAACTACCAACATGTCACTTGACAAGTTCGGTTCTTTGAATGAAGCTGAATTTGAGCTATCCACACAAGGAATCGTCACAGCCAACTTTTACGAACCTGACCTGGGAGATCAACTCACTGCAGTAGTCTTTCTCGTGGATGATAGAGTTTGGGATAGAGAACTGTGGCCAGATTACGACGGTGACTACACCATTGATGGCAAACCAGAAAAATGGCAGTACGATAAGTGGTTAAGAAATATCGGTGAAGACCATGAGAAAGTTCTCTGGTTAAGAAACTTTTTGAGAAACTTTAAACTCGCGTAACTATAATTTGTATGGAACTTAAATGGGCAAAGATAGATCCTCGGACTTCAACTAAGGAAGAAATTCAAGCTGAGATCAACAGACTTAGAGACTTGGCAAACCTTTACATGAACGCCGAGCAGGGTGTTAAGATCTTCATCAACAGTATATACGGTGCCACAGGATCGCCGTGGTTTCTTTTCTTCAACACTGACGTAGCTGAAGCTGTAACTCTTCAGGGACAGGATCTCATCAAGTACTCAGAAAAGATCATCAATCGTTATTTCAACGAGTTCTGGCACAAGGATAAAGCTCTTCATGAGAAGTTGGGTCTCACAAGAGTGGAAAAAGTCAACATGCCAGTCGTCTTCTACATCGATACTGACTCAAACTACGTCTCCTTCGAGGAAGTTCTTCTCAACTGTGACTGGAAAGGAACACCCAAGGAATTTATCCAGATCGTTTACAATGAGTTTCTCAGCGACTATCTCAACAAGTGCTTTGCTATCTATGCAAAGAAGACCGGAACTCAGAACATTCAGAACTTCGAATTGGAGAACATCTGCGACTCGGGTATCTGGTTGGCTAAGAAAAAATATGTCTACAACCCTATCTGGAAAGATCCGGGCATCGACATAGAATCTCTTTCCAACATCACAGCGAAAGGGGTGGAAATTGTGCAATCTTCATCCTCAGCTTACGTCAGAAACACACTGAAGGGTCTGTTGAAGTACATACTGGACAAGAAACGGGACTTCAACATCTCGGAATTCACCGCGATGCTTAAGAAGTATAAAGCTGAGTACAAACTGAAAGACATCGAGGAGATCTGCATGGCATCAGCGATCGGAGATTATGAAAAGCATGTTCTGCAGGATAGCGAAAAGTTAGTTTTGGAGAAGGGATGCCCGATTCACGTCAGAGCTGCTGCTATTCACAATCACATGATCATCAACTCCAAGTACAAGAAAAAGTATCCGCTGATCCGTTCCGGTGAAAAGGTGAAGTACTACCATGCCAAGGGAACTCGAGACGAGGAGAACGTTTTCGCTTTCATTCCTGGAGCTTTTCCAGTGGAGATTGCACCTCCGATCGACCATGATACTCAGTTCAACAAGAGCATAGTGATGCCAGTGAACAGATTCGTGGAAGCTATGGGTTTCAGTGCTATTTCTCCGAGACTATCAGTCTCCACGCAACTGTTCTGATGCGCAGTTCCTCTCCGGAACTTGACTGAACCAGTTTTCTCACCCACTAAAAACAACAAATCACATCAAACATGAAGAAAGTATTTTTGGGAGGAACGTGCAATTCTTCCACTTGGAGAGATCGTCTCATCAAAAAATTGAAAATCGACTATTTCAATCCTGTAGTGGATGACTGGACTCCTGAAGCTCAGGAGGAAGAGATCCGGCAGAGAGAATCTTGCGACTTCTGTCTCTACGTCCTGACTCCCAAGATGACTGGAGTGTACTCCATCGCAGAAGCTGTGGATGATTCCAACAAGAGACCCGAAAAAACAGTCTTTGCTTTTCTTCCGGAGGATGACGATGAAAAGTTCACTGAGCATCAGCTTAAATCCCTCAAGCAAGTGGGAAAGATGATCTCAGACAACGGAGGATCTTGGTGCCATGACTTGGACACGGCGGCAATCTTTCTCAACAAGAGCAAATAACAACAACAAAAATAAATTTCAAAAATGGCAAAAGGCACTTTTACTTTCGAGGATCTCGACAAAGCTATGACTAAAGTCGATAGTCTGGGATCCATCGCAACTGTCAACGAATTTTCCAAGATCGAGGAATGGATAGGAACAGGCAACTACTTACTCAACGCGCAAATCAGCGGCTCCCTCTTCAAAGGAATTCCCAACTCCAGAAGCATCGTCTACTCAGGCGTTTCAGGTGTAGGTAAGACATTCATCATTCTCAATGCAGTCAGAGAAGCCCAAAAGATGGGATACTTCGTAATCTACGGAGACTCGGAAGCTGCAGTGGATGAGGATCTCTTCATCAAATTCGGTATCGATCCTTCTCGAGTTCGTTACCAACCTCTGAAGACAGTTCTTCAGACACGTCACATCATCGCTAACCTTTGCAGTACACTGAGAGAACAGAAGAAAAAGGG